CGCAGGTGGTATGTTAGTTCTTAAAGGCTATATTGATGAAAGTGTAGCAAATCAAATCATTGCGGGTGTTATGACACTTGTAGGTCTTATTTGGGGACAAGTAGAAAAGAACTAAAAACAAATACAGAAACCAATTTCGGCAGTATTGTTTTATGGTGAGGGTAGAACCTCACCTTTTTTTTTATTTTTTTTTGAAAATATTTTGTAGTTCCAAATATTTGTTGTTTCTTTGTAGGACTAATCTGATAAACAAATGAAAAACTACACATTCAAAAAACGCATCACAGACAAATACGCAACCAAGACATTATCTGTTGAAGAATGGATTGATGGAAACCAACGCTTCCAACGGGTAGAACTTTTACCAAAGGGTGCTCGTAGTGGAAGAAACGAAGGTATTACCTTGGCTTATGGTATTAGTCCCAAAGATGAAAAAACCTACAACCTTCAAAGTATCATCAAATGGAACAAAAGTGAGATTTGGAAATAATTTGAAAAATAATTTTGGCAGTTTAAGAAACTCACATTACCTTTGAACCTATGAAAACGAAACAACCCAAAACAACTCAAATGGACGCTAGAGTAATCCTAACTAAATCTATTGACGAAACGAGTGTCTTTAATAAACTGATGGTATTATCCTTTTTGGAGGGACACCCAATATACAAAGAAAGTGTAAAAGTAGTATCTGATATTCTTAATCACTCTGAAAACGAGCAGGAAAGAATGTTCTATATTGACTTTTATTGTAAAAGTGTTATTGACCGATTTGACTTTTGGGGACAATTCAACCACGAAATTGAAAAATAATTTTGGCAGTTCAAGAAATCTTCTTACCTTTGAATACACAATTAAACACAAACAATATGAAAAACTACAACAACCTTGAAGCAGCTGTGATTGACGCAGACACTTTGACTAACAAAATCAAAGGACAACGATTTTTCAACAACGATGATAATGTCGTTAGAAAGATGAAAAACAAGTTTTCCAAAGAGATTAGTAAGTTTCCTTACCAAAAACGAATGGAACTGAAATCTGTTGGGGAAGAGATTTCACAGGCATACGGAATGACTAAACACTTTTCCAAAGACCTTATCTTGACCCCTAAACAATACATCTTTGAAATGATGAATAGAGGGTGGGACGGCTGGATGTTATTGTCCGTATCACCATATCTTTCTGAAGAACTGGAGACCGCAGTATTGAAATACTTTGTATCACCCAAATAAGACCATCGTGGTGTTTCTGGTTCATAGGGAAAGGGGGGACTAATCGTCCCCCCGATTACCACCCAAAAAATATTTTCAATAAGGGTATTGACTTTAGGAACACTTGTATTATATTTGAACTATAACCTTAAAAAACAAAATAAAATGAAAACACAAACACAAAACAAACAGACCTTGATTGAAACAATCAAAAACAAAAAACAAGCAGCAGACGAATTGAAACAATCAATTCACGAACAACAAGTATCCTTAATCAAAAAGGTGGTTAAAGAACTCCGTGATTTGAATATTGATTGTTCTAACAGAGAAGGTGATTTAAGAATTGACTTATCCCTTTCAGAGTTTCACCAGTCAATCCATCAAACTGGAACTATTCACCTTTCTAATGGTAATTTCCAAGTAAGTTTCCCTCCTATTGTAAGAACCTTAAACTACACCATTCAATCATCGGTGTATAGTATTTTAAGTAAGTTCGTAATTGAATTGGGAGATATTCAAATGGATATGGTTTCTGAATATGAACTTGATAGATGGGACGATACTTACGAGTTGGAAAGGTTAGTGTCTGAAGAGTTGTTTAATCAACTTGAAACCGAAGGTGTCCTTGAAGTAGGAAACTCAACTTACCACTTGAGTAAGGGGGTTAAGGGACGATACAACTTTACCTTACCCAGCGGTGAAACCAAATCTTATTACAAAAATGACATTACCAAGTGTCTATTACATCACTCACGACTTCTTGTAAATGAATTGGTTAAGAAATAATGGAATATGGGATACACTGCTATTGATTGGTATATGGAATGGTTCAGCTACAAGTTTTTTGATAATGATGATGCTAAACCAAAAAAAAGAGAAACTGGATATTACAATTTCTTCCCCGAAGATGAAGACACCTTTACAGAGTTAAGATTAAGTATAACTCAATTAAAACTTATCCATCATTTTCTATTAGAAAATTGGTATAGTAATGAGAAGATAGGAATGATTATGGGTCAAGGGACACTTAAACATATTATTGATGATTTGGAAAGAATGATAGAAGATGAAAATAATAGAGAAAGTTTCCAAGAAAGATTTTTTAGAGTAGATAAAAAAAACAATAACGAATAAAATAAATAACAATTATGGCAAACACAAACAACGCAACAGAAAAAGACAGACAGATTATCCGTCAATCTATGAGTAAATTAGCTCTACAATATTTTGAAAATTGTGGAGTATGTCCCACGATGGCTGACCTCATCAAAATCACAACGATGTTGGAAGATTATACCATCAACGGATATTCCAAAGAAATGGTTTCAAAAATGGAGAAACTGGATAATTATATTACGGACACTTACTTAACAAAGAAATAAAATGGAAAAAGAGTTTTTTATTACGGGTGAAATATCAGAACACCCCATCTGTATCTATTGTGATACGAAAGACCAAAACATTACAATCGGGTGGGTATATCCGATTAAAACAACACAAGTCATCAACTACGAAGTCAAAGAGGAAACTATTTGGATTACGAGTTTTTATGATTTGAAAAAGTGGGACATTCTAAAAAAGGGTGAGACACTCGTATTATCAACTCTTAAAAAACAAAACTCAAACTATTCACCAACTGGTGTATCTTTGAAGTGTAATGTAGTTTCAAGACAGAAGAAGAAATGACAAACGAAGATGTTATAGGGATTACAAATAGTTTCAATACTTTCTATGAGGGTATTGAAGATATTACGGACTACTACTTGAAAAAGAAGTTGGAAAGATTAAAGAGTAAAAATTACACCAGTATTGACACGATGGTGTTTAATGATTACACAATCCAACCTACAGATTTAGACATCAGTATAGAAGAAGTCCCCAATAACATCTTTGAAAACTTTACCACTCAAATCGCAACCTTTCCAATAGAAAGTCAAATCGGTAGAAAAATAACCATAGGGGTCAAAGAAAATAATACGAACACTTGGTTAGGGTTCATTCGTATATCTTCACCAGTTTCGTCTATCAAACCCCGTAATGATTATTTCGGTATGACATTACCTTTGGATATTGTCAATAGACATTTCTATAACGGACAGACAATCGTTCCAGTTCAACCATTCGGGTTTAACTATCTTGGGGGAAAACTCCTTGCGTTGATATGTCAGTCAAATGAGGTTAAACAAATATTTGATGAAAGATATAATACGGACATCTGTGTATTTGAAACAACAAGTTTGTATGGTAGTTCCAAGTCATCTTCTATGTATGACGGATTAGAACCATACATCAAGTTTAAGGGACTTACTCAATCAAAGAATATCCTAACACCAACCGATGAAATATATTTCAATATGAGGGATAAAATAAGGGTAGAATATGGTAAGGAAGAATGGAATAACTCTGTGGTAAATCCAAAGGGTTCATCACCAAAAACCCGAGAGTTAAACAAGTTATTACAGATACTCAAATCTGAAGTAAAAAATATTGATGTGGAGTTATTTAATAAACTTACTGATGTGATAAAAAATAAATCAACAACACTACAACAGAAAAGATATTACATATCCACATTTGGAAATACAAATGTCCCCCAGTTTATTTTAGAAAACGAAGTATTAAATAACCCAAACAAAGAAAAATATAACCTTGAAAATATTATCACCTATTGGAAAAACAAATCACAAAAAAGGTGGAATAAATTAAACCAAGAACAACAAATAAAAAAAGAACTGGAACTATATTCTTTACAGAACTTGAACCAGGGAATAAACTTTAATATAATTAGATAAATGAAAAAACTATTCTATGATTACGACTATTCAAATGTAGAACACTTTTTGGATATTGTATGTGAAGACATCTGTGGTGGTGGTTGTGAAATTACCCCAATAAAAGAAAATCAATTTGTATTAAAAAAATCTAATATAAATTACCTAATTGAAATATTTGAACTTGATGATAAATTAGTAGTAGAATATTCAGATTATCAAATAATGTAATATATTTATTTGGGAGAGTAGTTCTGCTCCCATAGCTCTCTTTTTGTGTTTCATTTGTGGAAGCCCCCATCGTAAAAAGTGGGGGTTTCTATTTTGTTGGGGAACACTATATTTATCTATATGAAAGAAAAACAACCAGTAGGAAGACCAAGATACACTACGATGGAAGCGTTAGTCCATCGTGGAAAAGTATTACCTACCTGGAAGGAGGATATATTAGAATTAGGTTCAAGAGGAAAAAACAAATTACACTTCGCTAATTACCTAAATATGTCAAGGGATACACTCTACAAATTGATGGTTAGAGACCCTCAATTTACGGACACTATAAATAAAGCACTTCAACTATCAGAAATGTGGTGGGTGAATAAAGTGAGTGAAGCATACGAGGAAGATAAGTCCAATAAGTTCAACGCTCAACTTTGGAAATATTATATGGAAAATGTGTATAGAAAAGATTGGAAAACAGAACAGAATATTGACATAACAAGTAAGGGTGAAAAAATAAATCCAGACAACAATATTATTGTAGAAATTATTAAACCAAAAGATGAAACCGAAGAAAAGTAAATCCACTTCCATATCCACATTTAGAAAGAAACCCAAGAAGAACAACAAAGGTATTCACGCTAAATCAAAAACATCTAACCATAAACAATCTAAACACTACAAGAAACTTTCAGTAGGTCAGGGATAAATCACTATGGAGCCAATACAAATAATAGTTAGTGATACAGATTGTATTGACCCCATCGTAGAAATGATTGGGGAATGAAGATACAGACAACACCCATATATGAAATCCTTGAAGACAATAAGGATAAACGACTACTGATATTCCAGGGTTCTGCTCGTTCTGGTAAGACCTACAACATTATTATTTGGTTGGTGATATACCTACTCCAAAACCCAGACAAAACTCTTTCTATCGTCAGAAAAACACTACCAGCGTTGAAGGGTTCTGTATTAAGGGACTTAAAAGAAATATTGGAAATCCTTGAAATCTATGAACCCAATAGATGGCACAAGCAGGAAGGTTATTATGAACTTTCAAATGGTTCAATCATAGAATGGTTTTCCACAGACGAGGAACAGAAACTTCGTGGTAGAAGAAGGGAATTATTATTCATCAACGAAGCAAACGAAATCACAAGGGACGAATATACCCAACTGGTAATAAGAACCACAGAAAAGATTATATTGGACTACAACCCCTCTGATTTGTATTCCTACATATACGACTTAATTGAAAAAGAACCTAATGTAGTTTTCCACAAATCCACATACAAAAATAACCCATTCCTTACACAAGAAATCATCAAGGAAATTGAGGGGTTAAAAGACAAGGACGAAAACTTATGGAGGGTATTTGGTTTGGGTGAAAGGGGTGTATCCACAAACTCTGTATTCAACACATACCACATTATAGAAGACAAGGATTTCCCCAGAGACGGAGGAATAAAAATCAGAGCATTGGACTTTGGATATAACGACCCCACCGCATTGGTGGAATGTAGAATTATTGGGGATAATTTATACATCAAAGAAATATTATATTCAAGAGGTTTAACAGCTGATGATTTGTCCTATAAGATTGAAACATTAGGTATAGATAAGACAGATGATTTATGGTGTGATAATGCGAGACCCGAAATGATTGCTGACCTTAAACGAAAAAGAATAAATGCTAAACCCGTAATTAAAAATACAATATTACACGGAATAGATTTAATCAAAAGACATAGAGTTTATATTCACGAACACTCCACTAATATTATTGGGGAGTTTAAGGAATACAAGTGGAAGACAGATAAGGACGGACACATTCTTGATACACCCATAGACCAGTTCAATCACGGAATTGATGGTGTCCGTTATTGTCTTGAAATGATGAATAAACCAAAACCGAATTATAGTTTTATGTAATGAAAGAAAATATAGACCCCCAACTCTATTATTTATTTTCAGAACAGCCGTATTTAGAAAAGAAAAACAATATGTTTCTTTTGCTAATAAATAAAATTAAAAATAAAAAACAATATGAAATTAGTAGTAGGAAAAAAGGAGTATCCAGTAAAACCAATAACAATAAATGACTATGATTTCTTTTCCACAAATCCAGAACTGGGGGACTTGGAATTAGTATCAAGATTTACAGATTGTCCTACAAGTGAGTTAAAGACAGCAAACTTTCAACAAATTAAGTTCGCTGCTAAAATGATTAAATCAAGTTTCGGAGCGGAAGATGATAAATCCCCCCTTCAGTTAGTATTTGAACTTGAGGGTGTAAAATATGGACTTATTAAACCATCGGAATTGTCCTATGAAGAGTGGGTCAATTTGGAAGTGTTTATGGCACAATCCCCTCTGAACTTGGGACTACTCGCAACCCATCTTTACAAACCATTAAAGTCAGATAAGATTGGGGACGAAAGGGAGCTAATAGATTATGACCTTTCAGAGTGTCAATCAAGAATAGAATTATTCAAAGAAAAATTACCGATGTCTATTATTATTTCAGCTTTTTTTTTCATCGCAACTTTCGTTCAGAAACTTACAGAAAGTTTCCTCGGCTCTATGGAAGCCAAGATGAAAGAGCCGAAACCCCAAATGAAGAAACCGAAGATAATACACAAGAGGTAATCCAGTCCGTTGTGGATTTCTATTATCACTCTTTAATGTTAGCAGCACAAGATGATATATTAAAAAGTGGTGATGTTCTTAAATTAAACTTGTATGAGGTATTATCGTATTTATCATATAGGTTAGATAAATCGGATAGAGAAAATCAAAAATATAAAAACGCAGTAAAATGACGATTAAAAATCTTATACAATATTTCAAAGTATTCACAGACAACCACCCCATTTTAAGAACATTCAGTTGGGGTAATTTATCTGATTATTCAAGGGAAGATTACATTACAGAATATCCCGCTATACATTTTGTTCCACAACCATCATCGTTTGGTAATAACTCACAAGACATTTCATTTTCAGTTCTAATCTACGATTTGTTGAATGAATATGTGGGAGAACCTACCAACTCAAACCAGTTGGATAGTATGTCCTTATGTGAGGAAATAATGGGGGATTTTATCAACGACTTTATCAACCAACTTACTGACTATGGTTATTTCTTGAATATGCCTGTTTCCTATTCTTACTTTGTGGATAGGTTCA